AGGACTGCTTCAACAATAACTGTAATGGAGGTGTCAGCATGAATAACTTACTGTATAATCTAATTAAAAACTAACTATGGGATTAGATCACGAAGCAATTTATAAAGCATACGCTGGAACTGTAGTTTCTATTGATGATTCTGCTGGTGCTTTTGACGCAAGCGGTAACTCCGTTTCTCTTGACCAAACAAAAATAAATGAAGCTAGAGCAACTTTAGATGCTGAAGCTGCTGCGATTCTTTATCAAAAGCAAAGAACAGGCGAAGCTGGTACGACTGATACAATATACCCATCAATAGGAGATCAATTAGACAGTTTATATAAAGACATTGTTGCTGGTACAGTAACAGCATCAGGTGCCTTTGCAACTGCAATTAAAGCCACTAAAGACAAATATCCTAAGTCATGAGTACATTAAAAGTAAACACACTTCAAGAATTAGATGGAAGCGTTTTTACGAGAATCCTTCAAATTGTAAATAGTAGTCGATTATCTTTTGCAACAACATCTACTAATACTTTTGTGGATGTTACAAATGCAACTTTAACTATTACACCAGTTTCTAGTAGTAGCAAAATAGTTGTTATATTTTCTTCGGGATTAATTAATAATTTAGTTAGTGGAAATAATGTCCAAGCAAATATAAAAATGTTAAGAGATAGTACACAATTAATAAAAACTATTCATGCTGCTGAAAATGCATCAGGAGGTTTGCAGACAAAACAAGCTGTTACTCAAGTTGTAATAGATCAGCCAGCAGATACAAATTCACACACATACAAAATGCAAGCCTGTAATACTAATACAAGTCAAAATCCTACTATTACCCTTTATGATGCGACTTTAATTGCCTACGAGGTGGCGGCATGATTAATACAAGAATAGAAGCATTAGCATCTTTAGCACCTAATAAGGTATGGAGTTGGTCTGGTTCAGATCTTCTTTACTCTAATTTAGAATGGTTAGATTCGGGAACAGCCCCAACTGAATCACAAATAGATGCTGAAGTTACCAAACTTAATGATGCAGAACCAATGAGACTTTTAAGAGTTGAAAGAGATAGATTATTAACAGCTTGTGATTGGAGAGCTAGTTCTGATCTTACAATGACTGATAGTTGGAAAACTTATAGGCAAGCACTTAGAGACTTGCCTGCATCTGCAAAACCTAAAGTTGACAGTAATGGAGATTTAGATTTCACATCTGTTACTTTCCCCACAGAGCCTAGTTAATTATGAGCCAACTTAAAGTCAATTCAATCGTTCCTGTCGGTGGGCTGCCAAGTGGTGCTGCTGCTGGTGGAATAATCCAAACGGTTGTTGGAACACATTCTACTCAGGTTTCACAATCTTATTCCAGTGAAGGTTCGATTCAAACTACAATAACCGACACAGGACTAACTGCTTCTATAACTCCAAGTTCTAATGCTAGTAAGGTTTTAGTTGTAGTGCATCAATATTACGGTTTTGACAGTGATAATGATTTACAAAATCAATACAATTTTGTTGTTAGAGATAGTTCAAATAATATTTTAGATGGAGATATTGGCACTGGTACAGAAGGTACGAATAGATATAAGAGTCTTAAAGCATGGTATGACTTTTATCATACGGTTTTTGTTCATTCCCCTAGTACAACAAGTTCTTTCACTTATAAAGTTGGAATGAATGCTTACCGCCAGTTTGGTGGAACAACAACTATGTATGCTCAACGTCATGGAAAAAAAAGCACTATTACTCTTATGGAACTTACAGGATAATGGCAATAATTCCAGCACAAAAAGATTTTACTGTTCAACGCAGGGCTGACTTTCCTTTAACTCTTACATTTAAAGATGGAAACGGTAATGCAATTAACTTAACTGGATTTACTGTAGCTGCACAAGTCTATAACGAAGATAGGTCAACGAAATTTGCAGATTGGACTGTTGTTTATACGAATAGGCCAAATGGGACTATAGATATAAAACTTACCGACACGCAAACAGCAACATTTAGTCCAAATGAACTCAAATATGATGTTTTGTTAACAGACCCTTCAGGTGACAAAAGTTATTATTTAGAAGGTACACTATACATAAGCGAAGGTTACACAGCATGAGCACTCCTAATTCTGTAACTGTAAGTCAAGTATCAGATGTAACAACTGTCGAAATAACCACAGCGGGTCCACAGGGACCAGCCGCTGCTGGTTTTACGTTTGATGGTTCTAACAAAGTAAATGATTCTATTGTTTACTACGACTCATCTTCTGATACATTTAAAGCAGATACAACGACAACCAAACTCACACTTGTTAATGGAGGTAATTTTTAGATCATGTCTAACACAATAAGAATTAAGAAAAGAGCGGCTAGTGGTTCTGCTGGTGCGCCTTCAAGCCTGTCTCCATCAGAATTAGCATTTAATGAGGCGGATCTAAAATTATATTATGGTTTTGGTGATAATGGGTCTACCCCACCATCTGCAAGCTCAATAATTACTGTAGGTGGTTCTGGAGCATTTTTTAACAAGACAGACACAAGAAGTGCAAATGCAATATTAGCTGGTCCCACTACTGGCTCTGCTGCTGCACCTACTTTTAGAAGTTTAGTTGCCGCTGATATTCCTACTATTGCTCATACAAAAATCAGTGATTTCGATGCTGGTGTTAGAACTAATAGGTTAGACCAAATGACAGCACCATCTGGTGCGGTTAGTTTAAATAGTCAAAAAATAACAAATTTAGCAGATCCTACGGCAGATGCAGATGCAGCAAATAAAGGTTATGTAGATGGGGTTGCTCAGGGTTTAGATATAAAAGATTCAGTAAGAGCCGCTACAACAGCAAATATAACGATTAGTACTGCTCTAAATAATGGTGACACTTTAGATGGTGTATCTCTTTCAACTAATGATCGAGTATTAGTTAAAAACCAAAATACTTCTAGTGAGAACGGTATTTACATAGTCGGCTCTTCACCAGCAAGGGCTGATGACTTAGCTGCTGGGGCTGATGCGGCAGGGGCTTTCACTTTTGTTGAATCAGGTACTGTCAATGGTGACAATGCTTTTGTTTGTTCTTCTGACAAAGGTTCAGCAGTTGTTGGGACAAATAATCTTACCTTTGTTCAGTTTTCGGGAGCGGGTCAAATTACAGCGGGTGACGGTCTAGATAAGTCTGCAAACACTTTATCTGTTGATCTCAAATCAAATGGTGGTTTGGTAATTGAATCAACTGAAATAGCTGTTGACCTTGGAGCTAGTTCTATCACAGGAACTTTAGCGGTATCAGATGGTGGTACAGGAAGCACCAGCGCATCAGGAAGTAGGACAAATTTAGGTCTAGTAATAGGAACAGACGTTGAACCTCATTCAGACAAGCTAACAGAGCTTGCAACAATGGGTCAGACAACCGCAAATGCTTTAGCTGATCTAACAGAGGCAGAAGTTCAAATTCTTGATGGTGCAACGGTAACGACTGCTGAATTGAATGTCATGGACGGTGGAACATCTGCAACCTCAACAACACTTGCAACAGCGGATCGCATGGTAATGAACGATAATGGCACGATGAAACAAGTGGCACTCTCAGACCTTGTTACATTTCTTGAGGATGGATCAACTTCTGGTTTCGATATTAATGGCGGCACATACTAGAGCTAGGAGGTAAAAGCTCATGCCAAATACAATTAAATTAAAAACTGGTAGCGGCAGTGATCCAAGTGCTAGTGATCTAATAGTTGGTGAAATAGCTATTAGGACAGATTCTGGTAAGTTATTTACAAAAAAAGATGATAATTCTGTAGCTGAAATATCAGGTGGTGGAATTGAAGACGGAGATAAAGGCGATATTACAGTTTCAAACTCAGGCGGGACATTTACTATAGATAATGACGCTGTAACTTATGCAAAAATTCAAAATGTATCAGCAACTGATCGACTTTTAGGTAGAGATAGTTCTGGTGCTGGAATTATTGAAGAAATTGCTCCAAGTGCGGTAAGAACTATGCTGGGTCTTGCGACTTCAGCAACAACCGATACTACAAATGCCTCAAACATTAGTTCGGGGACTTTAGCAGCGGCAAGAGTAGCAACTTTGAATCAAGACACTACAGGAAATGCGGCAACTGCAACAGCTTTGGAAACTGCTAGAACTATTGCTGGAGTTTCGTTTGATGGTACAGCAAATATATCTTTAAATAATAATGCCATCACAAATGGGGCTGGATATATCACAGCAACTCTGACAAATGAACAAGTTCAAGATATTGTCGGTGGCATGGTTTCTGGTAATACGGAAACTGGTATTTCTGTTACTTACCAAGACGGTGACGGAACTCTTGATTTCGTTGTTGCCAGTCAAACAGATAATAACTTTACAACTACACTCAAAAATAAATTAGATGGAATTGCTACAGGGGCAACTAATGTCACAAATACGAATCAATTAACAAATGGAGCAGGGTTTATAACTGCGACTTTAACTAATGAGCAAGTCCAAGATATTGTCGGAGGGATGGTCACTGGTAACACTGAGACAGGAATTTCAGTTACATACCAAGATGGTGACGGAACTTTAGATTTTGTCGTTGGAACTCTTAATCAGGACACAACAGGAAATGCAGCGACAGCGACAGCCCTTGAAACTGCAAGGACTATTGCAGGGGTTAGCTTTGATGGGTCAGCAAACATATCTCTTAATAACAACGCAATCACAAACGGTGCTGGATATATTACTGGATCTTCTTTAAATGCAAGTAATCTATCATCTGGAACAATACCTGATGCACGTTTTCCATCTACGTTGCCAGCAGTAAGCGGAGCTAATTTAACAAATATTTCTGCAACTGTAGCTGGTGGGGCTGTTTATGAAAATGGACAAAATATTACATCAAACTATACTGTAACTAATGGCAAAAATGCCATGAGTGCTGGACCAATAACAATAGATAGTGGTGTTACTGTAACTGTTGGTTCTGGAGAAACTTACACCATTGTTTAAATTATGAAAAACATTATTCAAAAGCAAATACTTGAATGGAAAGAAGAATTAGCAAGACAAGTTAAAACAAAAGAACAAGCGGAAAAAGTTTTAGCTGAAGCTAATAGAACTATTTTAATGATTGAGGGCGGTTTACAGGCAAAGGAGATGTTGTTGAAGAAGATCGAACAAGAATCCCAGCCAACAGGTACAGTGGAGCTAAAGCAACAATCAAAGCCAGCACAGTCAAACTAAGAGGGGCTGCTAATTTAATTAAAATTTCTCTTAACATTTGATGGACGAAATATACTATCCAAACTTACCAAACACAAACAATATACTCAATCCACCTAAAACAATTTTTTACCCTCCTGTAGTGGAAGAACCTTTTC